AAGCTTTGAGCAATTTAAGTGAATTTGATGCAATTGTTGTGTCGGATTACAATAAAGGAACTGTTATTCCGTCTCTTATTCAGACTTTGCTGAAGTCAGAAAAGCTTGTTTTTGTCGACGTCAAGAAGCGAACAAACATGTTCGCAAACAAGGAAACGCTCAAATACTACAAAAATTTGATCGTAAAGTGAAATAACAAGGAATATGAAGAGGAATTGAAGGACTTTTCCATTGCGTCTAAATGCAAGGCTCTCGTTGTTACGAATGGTGCAAAGCCATATTCGATTCATGTCGCAGATAGTGAACATATTGCGGATCTATCAGAGACAAATTCTTCTGTTGTTGATGTTGTTGGAGCCGGAGATACATTTCTTGCTGGAATGGTTGCCGCTTATCTTTTGAACACTGAAAATTTCAATGTCGGACTTTTAGCGAAGTTTGGAGACAGCATGAGTCGCAAGAAAGTAAATTATTTCGGCACAAAAATAGTAAAGGTGACTGACTGATGAAAATTACAAAAATTTCAGACATGAAGACGATAAAGAAGGGTTGGGGCCGAGCGAGTGATGGAATAGCAGAAGTTTTTGTCTATCACGCTGGGCAAGAAACACCCGAGACAACGATTCACATTGAGACCGTCAAGTTGCTCCATATGGCCAAGGGGAAGCGCCTCTCAAGGCATTTCCACATGGACAAGAGTGAGTACTTCATCTGCGTCGCCGGAGCCTTCAGAATCGAACTGTGGGACTCGGACGCTCGCGATTTGAGTGACCCACCAGCCCGAACATTTACACTTCGCGAAGGCGAGAGGATGTTTGTTCCTGCGACACTTCAACACAGAATGTCTGGTCTCAATCAGAAAAATACCCTACTCGAAGTGTCAACAAAGGATGCAGACGAAGACTCCTACAGAATTGAAAAGGGAGACTGATGACTTTTCTTTGGAATCACGAGCCAGCAATCTCCTCTCCGCCCGAAGAGGTTTTGCATCACTTCTTTCATGAAGAAGGTCAGTCAATCTTTGAAGCAGGAGTCTTCAGGCTTGAGAGTCAAAGTTTTCTGTTCATAAGATTTTCAACAGAAGACAAGAGCGATAAAAATATTGGAATAACTGAACTGGAAGAATTTGACACTGAACAAGAAGCTGTTATAGTGTTCGATTCGTGCGTTAAGGAGAATACAGATGAAAAGTAATAGTGAAGTGTTTGCGTCAATCAATGAAATTTATACGTTCCCTCAAGAGCAGCAAGGAAAGTTGCTTGCAAAGCTTGCGTTTTCAATCGCTCTCGATTGCAGGGATCTATTATCTCAGATCGTAGAAAACCAGAAGACGGCTCTTCTGTCAAAGGGAGCCTGAAATGGGAGAGGGAATTGCGGTTGGAATTATCGGACTATTGCTAGTCACGCTAATTCTCTCTGGTCTTTGCTCTTGGTTCGTATTCCTTTCTAGAGTCTTGATAGTTGATACTATCATTAAGTCAAAGCCCGATAAGCAGCTAGAGAAATTGGAAGAATCAAACGCCGCTCTGATGCGAATGCTTGTCCAGATGGCAAAGGACGAAAAGGTAGTAACTGAATCTCTAGAATCTTCTTTGAGGCTTACTGCTCAGAATAACGAGTTCAATATTAGACAAAAGGAATACAAACAATTCTTTTCTCTAATTTTTGATGCCATCTCTGAGGACACGGTATTTCTCCGATCTGAATTTTTTCGTAGATTTGGAAGTATCCCGGAATATCAGGAAGTGAATAGTCAAATTATTGCGTTTGAGACAAAGCTACAGCAACTAAAGATTCTTCTAAAAGAGCAGAAGATGATCGAGTCTCTGTGGGAGGATGACGATCGTGAGTGATCTTTATTTTGGAAAGTCTGTAGATGATGCCATAGTTTTGTTTTGTGCGAACACTGATCCTGTCGAGAGATCTAAGATTTTCGAAAAGGATATTTACCCAGCCTTCAAGAAGCTTTGTACTTACCATTACAATAAATTTCCGATTGTTAAAAATCCGGAAGTTATTCATGAGTGTATTGCTTTTCTTTTTGAGCAGTTGCATAGGTTTAATCCTGAAAAGCAATCTCGTGGATTTCCTTATTTTAACATAATCGCAAAGCATTACTACATTCAGAAGTTGAAGAAAGAAAGTAGAATTAGAATGAATCATGATTTTGGCACAATCTCTTTAAACGAGGTAGCTGGCCATATGGCTATTCAGGATGGCCCAGAGCCAGAAATGGAGGCTACTGAGTTTTACGACATTTTGCGAACTCAACTTCCTTTGTGGCGTGATAAATTTGTAAAAGAGCAAGAAAAACAGGTTGTAGATTGTCTGATTACTCTTTTTGACGAACCTGGAGAAATCGAAATTTTGAAGAAGAAAGCTCTTCTTTTGTACATCAAGGAGATGACTGGCCTGAATACCAAACAAGTCACAATCAATTTGAACAAAGTTAAGGAGAAATTTCTTCGTTTGAAATCTAAATATCAAAGAGGAGAAATCTAAATTGGCCAAAAAATTCGCTACATTTGATGATTTGCTTGATGAAGCAGTGTCAAACGCAAAACTTGATCGCAAGTTGGCTTTGGATGCATTCGCTAAAATGAAGGGAATTTTCGATGTGGTAGATTTAACAGACCAGGCAACGTTGCAGTCTGTAATGCTGACAGGTCAGCAGGCCGTCAAACTTCTTGAGTCTTCATCTCGCTCTAATGAACAAATAATCAAAGCCGCATCACTAAAACAAAAAGATAAACCAAAAGTTGATGAGGATGATAGACCTTTCGATCCAGAGGCTTTAAAAAGAGAAGAGAAAGATATAGATGTTTGAACATTGGACTGATGAAGAAATTGAAAGTAGGCTTGAGACTGTTTTTAAAAGCTATCAAGAGCTTGCCGAAGATTTGCTTCCAAAGCTTTCTAAGCTACAAAATTTGGAGAAGGAATTGAACTCTCTGTCTCAAGAGAGTGTAAGGCGAGGATTGATCGTTGACACAGAGAAGGAATGACGGATATCTAAACACTGAAAGAATTTTCTTTGACATGATCAGAGATTATTCCACTGGTGAACTTAGCAATAAAACTGTATTTTTCCGTGCTCTTGTTGAAGGTGTAGATGTTCAGGGCGGAGTTTTTCAAACAGATCCTCCGTGCCCGCCAAGATCAATAAGAGCGAGAGTTTATACATCTGGTATGGATTCTTTCATTCCAGAAGATGCGCTTCCGATCTATTATCCACTGTTTCCTAACGTGTCTGTTGCCCCCGGAGAGCATGTTTTAGTCATGTTCGAAGACGAACAGAGATCGTCAGGATTTTGGCTCAACACAGTTCCGGCCTTTGGTGCCGACCAAAACTATTCAAATCCAGATTTTCGGATGACAACTAGGACTAATTCGTCCTATGTTTTTGAGCAAGACCCCCAAGTTCAATCAACAATCAGGGCAGATGAGTACGGAGGCGTAACGACTTCTACTCAGGGAAGACAAGAAATGATCGATGAAGCAGAAACGCAGCAATCTGTAAATCCGTGGCAAGGAAAGAGAGTTCTGATCATTGGCGATTCTCAAATCGCAGGCCCCCCAGGAATTGTAATTGCCTCCAAAGTTAGAGATGCTGGTGGCATAGTCGTTCACAGAGAAGGTCGTGAGAGTTGGGGAGTAAGATCTTGGCTGGACAACAGATTGCGTCCACGCGATCCGGAGCGTGTTTCCTTGCGCCAACTCGTCTCCCAACATAATCCAGACATCTTGATCATCTCTCTTGGCGGAAACGATCATTCGTCATCAGGAAGGAATGATTATGCACAGAAAGTCCGTGATCTGATGTCTCAAGCTTCAACAGTTTCAAAGATACTGTGGTCTGGGCCGCCAACCACAGTAAACAGAATAGGGTCAGCTATTCAACCTGGCAGAGAAACGGCAGCTAGAAAGATTCAAGAAGTGGTTGGAAACAAATTTCTCAATGTGTTTGGCGTGACAAATACAACCGTTGGCAGAGATTCTGCTGGTCTTCATTTCTCTTCAAATTCACCAGCTCTTCAGCCTTGGGCTGATTTAATCATCGAAAAAGGAAGACAAATTTTTTGATAAGAGAAATATTCAAGTCATATCTTGCAAGAATTACTGACTATGTGATCGTTTCTAGAAACAGGTCACGTATTGTTCTTGGCACAGACAGAAAAGACACAATCGACAGTGGTTATGGTGACGGAGGTAGAAATGATCAAGATTCTTCCTCTATAGACATTGTTACCGGGTTTGATGGTGAATCTGACTCTCCTTCGTTTCTTAGAGATAAAAGCAGAATTTATCTGTCAGGAAAGTCTGATCCTGATTCATACATAGATAATGATGTTGGACCCATTGTGGAGGGGGAACCAGCCATTGTTTGTGTTTCTGATAATGTCTACTTGAAAGCAAGAAGTAATACAAAGATTTTAGGAGAAAATTATTCTGTCGTTCTTGATAAAGATGGAAATATTGAAATTGTGGCATCTTCTAAGGTTTCAATCAAAGTTGGATCCAATATCGTAAAAATTGATTCTTCTGGAATAGAATTTGATTGTGCTCAAGGACTTTCTGGAAAAGTCATAACCGACAATGATCTTTGCGTTGGTATTGATCCTGTGTCTGGTGGTCAAATTATTTCCAATTTTAAGCAAGCTGGATCGCTCGTGAACAATAGCAAGGTCACTATCAAATGAGTCTATCTACGAATTTGAGAATTTTCTTTCCAAATTCGCCAAACCCTCACTCTCAAGAGATCTTGAATATTTCAAACGCTCTTGGAGTGGCTATCGCAGCTACGATAACAACTTCTCTTGTCCCGGCCATAGGAACTATATTTCTCTCGTCTCTTCCATCGCCAACGCCTCTAATGACCTCTCTGGGTCTCTATCTTGACACAACGGTGTCTCCAGTCATCTCATCTGCTTTGAGTGTTCAGGCGTCGACTGGAGTGCCAAGTTTGGCAGCATGGCAGACCGTTTCTTCGACTCTTAATTTAATTCCAGCACCACCATTCTTTGCTGGAGTAGATGGATCAAATTTCTGGCAAGCAATCATTCAAACCTTGATGGTAGCCATACCTACCTGAGAGGATTTAAGAAATGAAGCGCCTTCTACCAAGATTTCTTTACGGATTTGCGTCTGCAAGCATTGAACCAATCAACATGTCGGTGCCGTGGGCACCTTCAGATTCGGATGGATTGTTTCAAATGAATCGCTCACTACAGAGAGCAGAGCTTGCAAATTTGAGAAATTGGGCGCACACGAATAAAGGCGAGAGAGTTTATGATGCAGAATTTGGTCTCGATGCATACAGGCATTTGTTTGATCCAGCCATTTTCACTCGTGATGTCCTTAGAACAAACGCAAGAGAGCAGCTTTCTAAGTATTTTTCGTATTTGACAATCAAGGAGCTTGATTTTCTTACAAACGAAGAAGATCAAACGCTAGATGCAAATTCCATCAGAATGATACTTAAAGCTGAATTAAGCAGCGATCCATCTATTTCTCTTGATATCAACGAGGTATTCCAGAAGTGAAGAACGAAAAACTGATCAACTACCTGAATGTTGATTTCAATTCTTTGGTAGAAAGTCAAAAGAAGTGGGCGCAAGTCTATTTCAAAGATTATTCTAAAGATCTAGACAAGAAAAGTTCTTCTGAAAAAATGATGGTAGAATTGAACGCTTATATTGGCGAAATTCTTCAATTCTATATCGAAGATAGATATAGAAACAGTAACTTGGTTACTGCGAACAATATCAATTCGATTATTGATATTGGAGAGAGCAGAGGCTACAAGTTTAAAGGCCCATCTTCTGCTACGGATGTGCAGCAATTCTATCTTGAGGTTCCTGCTATTACTGGTTCATCTGGAAATTATTTTCCAGACATGCGTTATGCAGTAAATTTCAAGAACGTACAACTTCAAAGTACGAATGGAGTTATTTTTGAAGCGCTTGATGATGTAAATTTTTCTTTGGTTAATTTTTCATCATCATTAAATTCCAAAGTTTCAAAGCGAAGCTCTGATGGAACGCCTACTCACTTTGTCTTAAAAACTGAAGTGCCGGTTATGGCTGGTAAGACTATCACCGAAACTTTTGATATTGGTGATTATCAAGCATTAAGAAAAATAAATCTTGCAAATAAAAATGTTCTTCAAATTATTTCTTGTACAGATTCTTATGGAGATTCGTGGGAAGAAGTTGATTACCTTGTTCAAGATGTAATCTTTGAAGGCGTGAAAAACTTCAATGTTGACAGCGAAAATGTCCCATATCTTTTGAAAATTAAGTCTGTTCCAAAGAGATTCATAACGAAGGTTGACCCAACTAATGGAACTACGTCTCTTCAATTTGGAAACGGAAAAGCTGAAGATATTGGAGATGCAATAGTTCCAGATCCTTCGATGTACTCTCTGAATCTCAAAGGAAAACTGAGTTTCATTCCACCAATGGTGGATCCTCAAGATTTCATAAAGACCAGAAACCTTGGTTTGGCACCATACAATTTACGTCTAACGGTGCGGTGTAGAGTTGGTGGCGGAAAGATCACGAATGTATCAGCCAACACTCTAAACAGTATAGTTTCAAAAAACGTTGATTTCGCTTCGTCTGGACTTGATGTTGCTCAGGTGAACAACACTCTAACGTCATTCAGTTCTAGAAACTTGAAGCCGATCGAAGGTGGAGATGACGCGCCAACTATTCCAGAATTAAAATCTCTAATTCTAGCAAGTTCAGCCGCTCAGGGCAGAGTTAATACGAGACCAGATTACATCTCTAGAGTTCTCTCAATGCCTAGTATTTTTGGTCAAATTTTCAGAGTTTCTCCAGTTGTTGCTGATGTAAATTCCGGAGTTCAATTGTATCTTCTTGCGAAGGACTCTCTTGGAAGAGTGTCTACTTGCTCGAATACGATGAAGAACAACATCAAAAATTATCTTTCATTGTTTACCAGAATGAATCAGGGAATAGATTTGTTGGATGGTGTCGTGATCAATATCGGCATAAACTATTCAATTGTTGTAAAGTCTGGTTTCAATAAATCAGAAGTCAAATTTAACACTTCTCTAAAAGTGAAAGAATACTTCCAAATTAATCGATGGCAGCTTCGTCAACCAATCAACCTTAGCGAGATTCGTTGTTTGATCCAAGACACTGAAGGGGTGTACTCTGTTTCGAGTATTTCTGTAGTCAACAAAGCAAATATAAATGATTCGTTGTCATACTCTTCAAAGGTTTATGACATCAAGGGCAACACTAGAAATGATATTATCTTTTGTCCAGCGAATGCTATTTTTGAGGTTAGATATCCTGACATTGACATCAAAGTAGGAGCTATTTGAAATGTTTATTAACAAATTTCCTACAAAAGACTGTACGATAACAGACGTAATTCTTAGAGGCAGAGACAAAACTACTTCAAATTCTGGCGCCTCGGAAATTCTCGAATTATACAGTCTTACATCATCAACTGACTCTGTTGGCAAAAGCAGAATTTTGCTTCAATTTGATCTTTCGGAGATATCGTCATCAATCTCGTCTGGAGAGATACCAATCTCTTCGACTTTTAGACTGAAACTGAAACATGCTCCACACTCTGAGACTGTTCCAAATTCATTCGACCTTGAGATATGCCCGCTTAGCCAGTCATGGATCGAAGGAAGAGGTTTGAGCAATTACGACGAAGGCTTGAAAGATGTCGGAATCGCCAATTGGTCAAATCGTACCCTACTTGACAACTGGAGCATTTCCGGATCTTCGTATTTCTCATCCTCAAATTTGACATCAAGCCAATATTTCGAGAGTGGATTAGAAGATCTTGACTGCGATATTTCCAATATTGTCAGAAATTGGGTTCAAGGAGTTATTCCTAACAATGGATTAGTTATCAAATTTCCTTTGGCGTACGAAAATTTGAATCAAGATTTGTATGTCAAGAAATTTTTCTCTAGAAATGCTCATGCAACAGAGAGAACTCCTAAACTGTTTGTTGGTTGGGACGACTCTCTTCTTGATGATCGTGCAAATATCAAGTATTCTATACCAGGAACACTGACGTATTACAGAAACATAAATGGTTCTCTACAAAATTTCGGAAGTACGCTGTTCGTCAATGTTATGAATTCTTCGTCCCTGATTCAAGTGTTGACTGCGTCTCAGGTACAGACCGGAATATATTCCGTCTCTGGCGTTCTGGTGGCTCCCACAAACAGCTTGTCGACATTTAACGATGTTTGGTATTCGGGTGCTCAACAAGTCTTTACGGGTTCGTTTAAAGCCATTTACGAAACTGGATCTTCAACGCTAGGATTTGATTCTATTACTTTGGATATTCCAAATTTGACAACTTTCACTTATGGTTCAAAAACAATCATTCGAGTTTTTTGCAGACAGAAGGATTACCGGCCAGCCCTTGCGAGCTACGCGTCAGAAAGCCCAGAACCAGTTCTTTTAAGGGATGCGTACTATCAAATTCAAGACGCAGAAACAGAAGACGTAATTGTTGATTTTTCAACAGGAAGTGTTAAATACTCAAAACTTTCTTATGATAAAGATGGAAACTATTTTCTGTTAAAGACGGATAGTTTGCGTCCAGAGTACATTTACAAAATCAAGATCTTTGTAAATTGGTCAAATCAAATACAGATATTTGACAGAAATTTCTTGTTTAAGGTCGTGCAATGAGTAACAACTTTCCTGAATTGGAAGATCGAGTTCTTAAAACTTACAACTCTCAAGCTCTTGAGAGCTTGGATGATATTTCGCTAGATCTTGAAGAACAAGATAAAATCATAACAAAAATTAGCTCATCAAAATCTTCCGAGCTTAATGTTGATTATTCTGATTTCAAAAATCATATTTTCTTCGACTCTGCTTATGCTTCTGTAAATTTTGCAGCCTCAAGAATAATTGAAAGTTTTCCTCTTGACGGAGAGTATAAAGATAGAAATGCATGGTTTGAAACCAACTCAGGATTTGAAAATTGGTTTTATGAAAACTGGCCAAAGCAACAAGGCTATATTCACTTGTCCAGTGGCTCGAACTATCTTCATGCTAACGATTTTCAGAATGAGATCAATTACAACAGTGGCAGTCGTTTAGGAAATTTACTTGTTGAATCGATAATTTCGCCATATCCAAACATTCCGACGAATTCCACGTATCCAATCGTAAATTTCAGAGGAACTGGAAGCTCCGATAACGGATTCTCTTTCTATATCAAGAATGAGTCGTCCGAGAAGTTCTTGAAGTTCAAGTTGATAACTTCTACCGGCGAAACGACCGCGTCCGTCGCATACGACCAGTATATCAGTTCTTCAAATTACGTTGCGGCAAAGGTAGATCAGGCAAGAATTTCACTGTTCGTAAACGGAAGTGTAATATCAGAAACGCCTATTGTGTTTTCTGGAACTTCTATTTTTACAAAAAGCGTAACTGTTGGTTATTCAAAAGATCTTGCTGTAGAAAATTTCTATTCTGGCTCAATCGACGAAGTTCGCATTTGGTGCAGTGATAGGTCTAACGATTTAATCATCAAAAATTTCCAGAGAACAATTTTTGCAAATCACTCTGGAGGGTTAAAGCTGTATTGGAAATTTAATCAATCTCAGGAATACGGAAATAAAATTGTTGATTATTCCGGAAATTCCTTGCATGGAACAATTGCCGGAACGCCAAATCTTTCCACCACTCTTGTAAGCGGAACGCTAGGCTCGTGGTTTAAAGATTCTGGAGATGCAATTTTCAATCTTGAAAACGCTAGGGTTAATTCTTTTTTGTCAGAACAGAGGTTGTCTGCTTCGAATTATGATGATTCAAATTCAAACATGATTTTCAATCTTGTTCCTTCTTATTTTACAGAAGGTGACAACACAGAATATCAACAGTTGTTTCTTTTGCTTACTGCTAGACACTATGACAGATTGAAGCTTTACATTGATCATCTTTCGAATGTCGGAAAGCTCACTACTGAAAAGTTTAACGGCCCTCCAGCAAATTTATTAGATTTGGCCGCAGAAAATTACGGAATTGACATTGGTGGAGTCTTTTCGGACAGTAATCCTCTTCAATATTTCTATGGAGAGGATGTAAATTCTTCTGGCTCTCTGGACGTAACGATCAAATCGATTCGAGAGATACTGAAGAGAAACGTACTTTCAAATCTTGCATACATCATTAAAACAAAATCTACGCGCCAAGCTCTCAAAGCAGCAATTTCTTCTTTGGGTCTTGACGAGAATGTGATATCTGTTTCGGAATACACGGACTTTTCTGGCGGAATCAGAACGACCTACACTCCACGAACTGTCGAGGCACGAGTTGCCAATTTTCTCACCTCCTCACTTGTTCATGTTAGTTCGTCAGCATATACACCAACCCAAGATGGAACTATTCAGTTTAGAGTTCTGTTCAATACTGGTTCTAGTCACCTATCGCAATCTCTGTATTCTGTTTACGATACCTCTGGTAGCGTGATCTATGGTGCTCGTGTAGAAAGGGCCAATTCGTCTTCATCCTTTGCAAAATTTAGGTTGTTTTCTAGAGACGGAGTTTCTCCAGGACTTGTAGAAGCAACGTCTTCGATAGAAGCTTTCTCGAATAAGTGGATCAATTTTACTTTGATGAGACAACCAACGCTTGGCAGTATTTCTTACAAAATCACATCGGCTGATAGAGTCGGAATACTGTTTTCTTCAAGTAACTTTTTGTCTTTAAGCGTACCATCTGCTCCAATACAAAGAATTACTCTCGGAACATCTGGTTCTAATTTCTTTTCTGGCGCCATGCAAGAATTTAGAGCATGGAGGCAATTTGTTCCAAGTTCTTCGAATATTGACAGATGGGGTTTGGACTGGCAAAATACAGAAGTTAATGATCTAGAGCAAGACATAAACAAACTCGTTCTTCATTTGAAGCTTAATGATTTTACCTCTTCTGTAACTGGAGGAGGGCAGATTCATGACTACGTTAACGCATTGTCTGGAAATTCTTATTCAGGATTTCCGACAAGTTCTCAATATGCATTTCCGGGAAAATATATTGACAGGTTCGAGTCTTCGATTTCATACGATCTTAGTACTGACAATGATAAAATTCGAATAAAAAATGATTCAGAATTTTATCATAGCGATAAAAACTTTGACATTCCGTTTGTTTCTATCAATTTTTCTCCAATTAACTCTCTAAACAAAGAGATTTTCAAGTGGGTTGGAGATATTTCTAAACTTTCAAATATTCTCGGAGAGACGACTAACAGATACAGAGAGACTAACGCAAAACTCAATTCTCTAAAATCGATCTTTTTCAAAGAAAAAGTAGAATCAAAGATTGATTACGAAAAATTCTCTAATGTTATCAAATGGTTCGACAATAACTTTGCAAATCTTTTGAATCAACTGATTCCTTTGGATGTTGCATCAAGTATTTCGAGCTATGTTATCGAACCTCATATTCTCGAATTAAATTCTGTAAAAAAGAATATAGCCGCATCTGATCTCAATAGAACATTTAACCTTCAAGCTACAATCGCCGTAACTCCTAGTTTGGAATTGTCCTCTGTTACGACAGAATTGTCTTTGGCTGATCCTGGAAGATTTGGCTCTTTCATAAGTGCGTCTGCTGAAATTTCTGAGGATGTCTATTTTACTTACGCCACTTCTAGCGAAGGAGTGAATTACTCAAATCGCATCGGAAGAAAAATTATAGACACATCTCTTCAACAAAATTACGACAAAAACTCTCCTAATGGATACGGAAATGGATTCGTAACGACTATTATCACTGGCTCGAATTATCTAAAAAACACACTCAATGTTGTTCCGAATTTTATGATATCTGGCGTTTACTACGTTGGTGGTGGTGCCAAGGGAACGAACTATCTTTCTTCTTCACACGGCCAGCCTCGAAGCCCATACACAGCTTCTTTTGATGGTTATCAGGATGCTCGTTGGTTGTGGATGCAGACTTCTTTTTCTGGTGGTGTATCCGAGATTGTAGATGAAACCCGAGACCAGTGGAACTATGATGCTGGTATTGGCTATGGCGGCTTGTGGGGCCAGCTTAGGTATCGAAGCAACAAGTCTACGTTCGGGCGCCCAATGTATCCTAGCGGGTCCAAGGAGGCTTCGATACCTGGATACATCGGAGAGAATGTGTTTGTCACAAAACAGGAGTTCTCTCAATACATTACTGTTTACAATTCTTCAAATCTTAAAACTGTTATGATTTGGCCTCTTTCGAATGCGTTTGATGGAGTTGAATTGTTTTTTGATGGAACTGACATAAAATTTAAGGATTACTCTCCCGCTGCATCATTTGGACAAAGTTTTGATATCGAAGGATACAATACTTTAAACATTGAAATTCTAGGAAGAACAAACAAAATTGGAGGATTCTCCAACCAGACAAATATTTTCTTCGAGTTGAAATTTCAATTCTTTTCAAAAGATACTCCTGGAACTTTCGGCTTTGAGAATGCGATGTCTTCCTCGATTTCCTCGGGAGCCTTTACTACAGATTTACTTGAAACCAAGTACGTTATGAAGGTCATGGATCTTCCAAAGGATTCTCTTTCGAACTTCAATCTAACAATGGAGAGAAATCTTCCAAAACAGAAATTTATGAGAGTTTTCATTACTCCATACACAAACGAAACAGGAAATGAAGGATCGTTCTTTGTTTCTGCGAAGGGAATATTGTCTGATAAGCAGTCTTCCGGAGATAATATTCCAGCAGTTAGGAGATGATTAGATGCCCGCAAATTACTTGACTGGTTCTCAGACGGAAAGATTCGAGGAGATTAGCCAAAGATGGCTAGTATTCTCTGCGCCAACTACGGATAAATTTACGAATTATGCTCTATATGGAGTTCCTAGTGGTCAAACGTTTTCTACGACTATGCTTCTCGACACCGGAAGTGTTACTTTCGTCTCGGGCGCAGTTCAGATAGTAAAAGATATTCATCTTTTCGAAAGCGAGAATGAAGCATCAAAGTTTGTCAATGAGATCGGAACAGAGAATATTGCGTCTGTATCAGTCAGGTCGCGACCAGCAGTTGTGGATGGTGCATATGTACTGAAGACGGTAACAGAGATTCAATTAGCAAATGTACCAGAGATCAGTTTCGATCTTGATTTGTTGGACGGAGAGGTCAAAAGAGGTTTCAAGGTGGAAGTTTTCCACAGCGGAAGCAATGGATTGACTGAAGTCCAAAGATTGCCAGAGATAAATTTAAATGGAGTTTTGATTTCTGATACTTTTTTGAAATACTTTGAAATCGAGGAACAAGATTAATGCCAGACGTTAGATCCTCAAAAGATGTTTTGGACCTTCTTCCAATCACTGACTTGAAGTATGAAGTAGAAATTAATGCTTCTTATGGATTTAGAGTAAATCTTAACTGGACTTATGGAAGCTTAAATCCAAAAGTTATCGGATTTAAGGTGTACAAAACAATCCTCTCAAAGAATCTTTTGAATAAAAGATTCTCAATTTCTCAAAAGACTCTTGAAGCTACTACATTTTCCCCTAATCCTAAAGCTACTGCGAATATTCTTTATGATAAATCTGCATTTTTGCAGACAGATAAGGTAAAAATTGAAAATTCGAACAGCGACAGCTACAACAAGGTAGAGTCTGAGAGCTTATTTCAATCAATCACGTTTGTGAACTACAATAAAAATTTCTCTGTGGTTGACTATTCTTTTGTCGACAAGAATGTAAAATTTGGCGAGAGCTATTCTTACTATGTTACTGCTGTTTCTGATTCACTGAAAGAAACTATTCCAGTTCCAATTAACGTAAACGTAGAATTTTTGAAACACCCACAACCTCCTGATCATCTTTCTTCCAGTGAGACTAATCAGGGTATACTTTTAGTGTTTGGAAACAAGACCAAGGCCAATATTTCAGAGTATTTGATATTCAGAAAAATTTCTGGCGAAGAAAATTTTGTTCTTTTGGATGTTGTAGATTCAAATTTTCAATTCACTTACTACACAGATTTGTCCATCGAACCAAAGGTTTTGTATGTTTACAGAGTATATTCAAAGGATATTTGGGGAAACGTTTCTTTGGATTCAAAGGAAACTGAAAGAAGTTTTTCGTACACTCCGAGATTTACAAGCAAATTTAATGAGCCAGTAGTAAATTTTGAACCATACTCTGACGGAATGTCTATCAAGATAGAGACTGATAATCCTAAAATTAAATCTGTAAGAATTGAAAGAAGAGATGATTGGAGATTCGAGAAAGGTTTTGAGATAAAATCTTTTGACGAAGTGCCTTGGCAAAACAATTATATGTTTGTTGGTTCAAGTCTCCAAAAAAGCGTATTGTTCGTAGACAAAGGATTTGAACTTAACAGAGTTTACTCTTACAAATTCACCTGTTTTGATTTGTTTGGCCATGCTCTCAACTACTTCATCAAACCTTACATTTCTAGGGATGATATGTTCGAAAAAAAATCGTTGAAGTCTTCCGTTTTGAGTAGATCAAAAATTTCTTTTTTTAAATTTGAGCCTGTCAATAGAAGCCAGAAAGAAGTTTTTGTCAAGTTTAGCTGGTCTGTTGTTGGAAATTGGTCTTATATCTTGGTGAATAACGGAGAGAGAGAATTCAAAATAGAAAACATTCATTCAAAAGTTTTTCTAAACGGATTCTCTGCTGGTAAAAAATACCAAATTTCTGCTTCTTTGTTTGATGACAAGGGGAATAAAACAGACTCTATGGACAATATGGAGCTTAAACTATGAAACCAATCACTGGAATGAAACCAATCAATTCGACCGCTGGATATACTGCCATCAATCCGAAATATGCTTTTTCTAACACTAAAGTTCTTTCGGCTGTTGCGCAAACAACCAAGGTGTCTCTTCCGGAAATTCGCACAACAATCAAAGCCACACCAGCTACAGCTATACCAAGTACGCAAGCAAACAAGCCGACAGTTCCGAGATTGTCGCCTCTATCCACGGCTCCTGCAAGGCAAGACGTTTCTCCGCTGGTGATTCCCACGACCAGAGTTCAACCGTCGCTCTCAGGGTCGGCCGCACCCCCAAGAGTGATGTCTCTTCCGAGTGTTTCTAGCGGATTTCCTACTCCGCTTTCTTCGATTGCTTCCACGGATAGAAGAATTTTTGGTTCTGGCAGCTTTCTGACGGCTTTTGGTTCTACCCTTGGAGAATCTACGATTGGTCAAATTCTTAGAGACGATTCTAAATGCAAAATTGTTGCCATTTTGTCTGAGAACATACTGGAAGGCTACCCCAAGTCTAATCTTTTAGTTATCAAAAAGTCCGAGTCTCCAACCGTACAACCACAGACTTACACAATTTTGAGAAAAAGTCTTTTTAGAGATACCGAGTATTCAAAGTTGGTAGAACTTAGAGCAAGTGACGTTTCTTTCAAGCAAGAATATGCATATATTTTAGAAGATTTGGGGTTTACTGATAAGCAAGTCTTTACAATCAGGGATAATCACATAGAAAAGGATATGAGTTATATTTACAAAGTGCAACTCTCATGGACCTTGAAATTTGATCTAAACAATTCTCAAAATGCACAAGCCGATACGACTGTTTCTACGACAATCTCCAATGTTGTTGATACGATTCGAGCCAGATAAATGTCTTCAATTTCATTCAAAAATCAAAAATTAGATTCCTTGGTCGGGATTAGAGAACTTTCCGAGTCTGTCGAAACACTTAATTCGACAGATGTGTTGGTATTAAACAACGAATCTTCTTTTTTGTATTCGGCAGATGAAATAACAGTAGCATTGAATGAGACTCTTCAGTTGGAGGCGCCCAGCACTGATGATGAAATTGACTTTATCGGCAGAATTGGAACCTTGTTTGGATCAGTCGGCCTATCTGAACCAGTAGAGACAGAGATTCTTCCATTCAGTTTTTCTCTTCCCTCGAACGTTACGGCTAGTAGTTTTTGGAATATTTCTTTTGGGGAGAATGCTCAAGATCCTTCAAACTATAGAAAATTTAATTGTCCAATAGAGATTATTGCGGCGACATCTACTGGAATTACCTTCAGGATACTTCCGGAAGATGAATATTTGGTAAATGAAACTTTCGATTCTTTGAGTGTCAACAAACCAGATTATGGCTTGCTTCTAGTCTCTATCGAATTTCAAAGTAATTCTGGAACAAAAACAGAACGATCGTACTTGATGAAGTACACTCATAATCCGCTTTTTTCTTCTCCGATACTTTCCGTTCCTAGAGTTTTTGTTGATAAATTGGTTAATGTTTACACATCTCCTGGCTACTCTTCAGAAACTTTATTTGTTCCGACTTTAAGTTCTTCTTTTGTTTATAATTTTTACGAACTAGAAGAATCAGAATATGAAATATACAAATCAAGAAACTACAAAGGAATTCCTCGCGAAGATGTTCCAAAATTTGTAAGGCTTTCTTGGAATAAGCCTCCTCCTCCACAGAGAAGTCCTCTTAGGATTGACAGAGAAGCAGTTGTAGATCTTTTTGATCGGGGAGCCCTTGCAGATATTTCCTTTTCAACTCCACCCATTGCAGAACCTCCAGCAATTGAACGAGGGGCAATTCTTTACGCTGGCAGGATTGTTTCTATTCCCGGAATAACATCACAGATGGCTTCTGCTTTTGCCGGATCCCCTCGCTTATCTTTTTTGGCTGATAGTGCTTTTGCTAGTTCTTCTGGAAGTTTTACTCCGGAAGCTTTGTCAAACTTTAGAACTATAAACAGAGGAGAGATCGCTCACGATTTGCTAGCTGTCAAAACGAGTAGATATATTGGGTATGTCATTGAAAAATATAGAATTTCAGAAAATTTAACAGAATTAGAATTGGTTGATATTGTTTCTATTCCAGACATTGATACATTGGAATACATCGACTCAAAGATTGCTTATGGAGAAGTTTACAGATACGCAATAAGAACTGTTTTCAGATTTGTCAACAGCGAAAATCTTCCAATGTTTTTTGACTCTGATTCTTTGCTTAATCAAACGCAAACAAAAAAATACATTGATGGTTCTCAGACTGTAAATTTGAAAAAGACATATTACTATGATAGCGAAAGTTCTGTAGCAGTAGAAGAAACGATAGTAGAAAATCGGCGCCCGGACCCACCAACTTCAGTTAAAGGATTTGCAAATTCTAAGGATGGTAAGATTTTCTTGACGTGGAGTCAAAAGAATAGTAACAGAGACGTTGTTGGGTTTAATGTATACAGAAAAAGGGAAAGTGATACAAACTTTACAAAAATGAACTCTGAACTATTAGGGGTTAGAGAAAATTTTTATCCAGATTTCGAAATAGAGAAAGACGTTAAATATGTTTACGCAGTAGAGTCGGTTGATGTCCATGGAAATTTTTCCAAACTTTCAATCCAGCTTATTCTTCAAATTAAGACAATCACAAATTATGATTTTCTAATTTCCGAGGAAAAACAAAGGGTGTTTGAAACCGAAGGCTTTGAATTAAACGAAACGAGGCAGAAGGAAGAGACTGAGTTGATTCTAGTCAGAAACAAATTGAAAATTAACGTCAATCCATTGTTCAAGACGTTTGATGATAACAACATTTTCGTTGTGAAAGTTACATCTTTGGACACTGGTGAGTCCAAACAAATTAAGTTGAACTTTACCTCAAGATCTATATATCACGTGGCGCCAGTTGAATCAGAGCCAGTGAATGCTTGGTTAGAATTGGTCGGCAGTATCTCCAGAGATGGAGAATTTAGAAGAAGAATTGCGGAAGCTATCGATTAACAGGAGTTCAAAAATATGGGTTTTATTGCTAGAGATGGTGACATCATTGTTGACGCAGTCTTGACTGACATTGGGCGACAGAAATTGGCTCGTAACGATGGAAGCTTTAAGATTGTTGCATATTCTTTTTGCGATGATGAAATTGACTATTCTCTTTTTAATCCATCAACTGGCTCTTCGTTCGTTGATGAACAAATTTTGAATCTTCCAATTTTCGAAGCGAACGTAAACGAGCGACTAAACGGAAACTATCCGCTTCTAACCATCACTAATCCAAATTTGAAATATCTTCCTGTTTTGGTGTCTGATACTTCGACAATTACAATCGGAGAGCAGTCTGGGCAAAGTGCTGGTGTAACTGTTAGATTTTATCAAAGCACTAATCAAAACGCTAGAATTGTTCCTGTTGAAATTCAGGATTCTGGTTTTACAATTGAGATTCCTTCAAATCTTTTGTATATCGAAAACCAAAGTCCAACAGATACGACTCCTTACGGAACTGCTCTTTATGTAATCCAGAGAGATGCTGCGTTGATTCAAGCGTCTCAAGGATCCCAGATTACTTTCAAAATTCGCCCTCAGAGTTTGACCAACACTGTTTGGAACACTCTTGGTAACGGAACTGCCCCCAATAGAACCATCTCAACAAAAATCAAAGCAAAAGGAATTAATTCAGGGCTGAACAACGTCATTGACGTTATAATTTCTGAAGAATTTACTCGCTGATTGGAGCAAGCAATTAAATGAACAAAGTATTCGATCCATCAAGAGATATTAAGACTCAAGTATCTTCAATTAATGAAGTTCTTGTCTTCAATGGAGCAATTTTTACCGGATCGACGAATGATACAAACATTAAAAGATTCAATCACTGGACTTCTGGAAGTGCTTCTGGATCTTTGTATCAGGCAATTTACAACACTTCTCATACTTCATCTTCTGCTGTAGAATTGATGAATATTACTTACGGACAGAGTATTTCTTCCTCTTTGTATATTCATCCAAGTGGAACAAACAAAATTGAGAAGAATAAAGTCTACAGACTTCACGCAAAGATGCTGCTTGGAGATGAGGATTATCGATTCAATATTTCAGGAAGTAACGTTGACAATTTGATCTTCTTGCACTTGAAGAGATCTCAAACAAAAGACGAACTCAAGCGTGGAGCGACATCAATTAGTTCCATATTCTCCGGATCGGTGAATGCGGCAGGCATTCAGGTAGTTTCTAGTTCTGTCACGTATACTGATGCTGGAGCAGATGGTAGATGGTTGCAAACAGATAGAGGAGATGTGGGTAGCCTCACGTCTGGATCTTCTGTGGCAGGCTTGATTTTCTATCAAGCTGGAATCATCGCCCTGATCCCAGAAGTTTTTTCTTGTACATCATCAGTAACGACGAATCCTGGAAATTTTTGGTCTGGAACTTTTGACTACAATGCAATGGCTATTTCTGGCGGAAATGGGACTTACGAAAATCTTCTAACTTCTATTCGCGATAGATTCACCGGAATGACGACCATCAATCAGACTAATTTGCAATCAACATATTATTTCTGTCGTGCGCAGAATGATGAATTCAATTACTCTTCGAATCCTACATTTTTGGATTCGTCTCAGAGAATTATTCCTACTTCTGGTTCAAACAATCTTCAAACAAGAACCTATCCCACCAAGATTCTATTGCTTGGAGAGAACCAAGAAATTCTAGCATCTGCATGTATCGGCAGGCCAATTAAAAAGTCGCCAGATACAGAATTTTCATTGAAGGTTCGCTTGGATAATTAGGGATTGTTTGTTTTCTTGGACATTTTTCTTGATTGATACTATTTTAGATTATGTCCATAGGAAATTCTTGCAAGCTTTGCCTAAAGCAAATAGAAACAAATCAATACGGAGCTTTTTGCTCTTCTTCATGCAAGCAGAAATCTGCAAAAACAAACTCTAAAAACATTAAAAAAGAATGTCAAAAGTGTTTCAAAGAATTTTTCTGTATAAGCTCTTTATCTGAAGTCTCTCGTTTTTGTTCTTGGGAATGCAGAAAAATAGAAACTTCAAAAAAGTGCGAAGAATGTGGCTCGGATTTTTTGGTTAATAGTGTGAACCACATAAGGAAAAGATTTTGCTCCGCAGCATGTGCCCGAGGCGGCAGCAAGAGTCACTTCTATGGTCTTAAAGGTGAATTGAGTTACACCCGTGGACAGACTCCGTGGGCCAAAGGAAAATCAGCCAAAACTGACGAAAAACTAGCCGCACTTGGAAAGAAGATTTCTTTCAAATTGAAAGATAAATTTAAAAATGGTGAACTGTCAAATGCGGGAGAAAATAATCCTATGTTTGGCAAGCACTGGACCGAAGAACAAAAAGATCGCGCTTCGATAATGGTTACTGACAGAATGAAAAACGGAGATTGGAACACAAACAATCCAAAATTCGTTTGCGGACACTACGAATCAAAAAAGATGGGCAAAAAGCTCTGGCATCGCTCCTCTTTAGAATTGCGTATCATGAAATGTTTTGATGCCGATCCTAATGTTTCTTCGTACCATCCTGAGCCTTTTCCAATTCTGTACAGCAAGAACAAAAGATATGTTCCTGATTTTATGTGTGAATACTCAGATAAGACGACATGTATACTTGAATGTAAGCCAAAATTTCAACTTGAGATAAAACAAGTTCAATTAAAATCCATTGCTGCAAAAGAAATGTGCGAAAAGAATGACTGGAAATATGAAATCTATACTTTGGAAGACATAGAAAAGTACGAAATCAGATTAGGATTAGATAATGTCTTACAAAAAATTCAATGAGCAAGATTTTTTCACAAACGAATTTTATATCCGAGAAGGTGTAAAGTTTTTCTATAGACAACTGTCTGGTTCTGCTGGAGACACAAATATCAAGCTTCCAGATCACTTCCCAAACGGGAATAGGTCTGGAAGTTTTTACTTGGATGTCTTTGACAGACCTCATGGAGATATTTCCGCCAATCGCCTGTTGAGCATCAGTTACGGCTTCACGACTTCGAGCGTTCATTTCTCTGGTGCATTCTCTGGTTCGAATCAGACTCCAAAGACGGTAATGTATCGTCTATTTGCTAAAAGATTGCTCGGCTCTGAAGATCGAAAGTTTTCTGTAGATGGAAGAATTATTGATGAAGCCATTTTTCTTTCTGTTGCTCGAAACCAATTCAAAGACGGGATAGTTCCAAACTCTACGTTGATGTGGTATTACCCTTCCGGATCGTCTCCTGGCAAAGAAAATCAAACAGGGACTTTCAACTATGGAATCGTATGGGACCAAAAATCTAAAATTCAAAATGAGTATAGTGGGCCAGTGTCTTTCTTAAAAGATTTCAGATCAGACGCAACTCATGGTATAGTTTTTTCAAAAGCCGGAATCGTAGTAATAGACCCAAACATGCTTCCGCAAAATTTTCCATGGTCTGGTTCTTTGGATTACGAAAATTTGGCTCGTGGTTTATCTGGATCGAACAATAATGATCTTCTTTGGTCTATCAAAAACAGATTTTGGTATTGGGAATGTCAGAATTCTCAAAAAACGGTTTCTAGTTTTCATACCTGCACGGCAGAGCCAGACGAATTTAACTACTCTTCAAATCCTTCATTTGTTGCAAAGTCTGGAGAGATATACACGAGCGTAAGCTCTTCGAATGCTAGCGTTTATATGACGCAAATTCTTCTTTTGGGTCAAAATGGAGAGGTTATTGCTGTGGCAAAGACTCCCGGACCGATCAGGAAAAATCCAGACATTGGTGTAAAAATTGTTGCGAGGTTGAACACATGACATTTTTCGATCTGAAGAGCCAAGATGTCATATCTGTCGTCTATACAGTTCATCCTACACGTTCTATCAGAATGGACGCAGAAGGCTCTGGGAACGGAGGCTCATATCCATACAATGGCTACCGAGCCGCGATAGAGATATTCGATTCTGGCTCGCTCCCAGGCTCCGGAAACAGGGTGTTCTTTGATGTCGACGGCGTAGAACTCAGTCAGTCCTATTACGCCAAGAGTACAATCTCACTAAAATTCGATCACGTTCTATCCGGCACTGAGAGAGTGGTTCTAAATCAGCTTCTTTCGACATATAAATCCTCGTCGTTTTTTAAGCCTGAAAATTACGGATCTTCTTCTATTCTCCCACCAACAACTTGTCACATTTTGAATATTCCAAATACGATTGTTGGATCGGAGATAAAGAAGGGAAGTTTCAATCTTACAACCGGATCGACCGTACTGATCTCCGATGATGGATACGGAGGTCTTTATAGTGGTTCTGTCTTGGTTGGAAGCATTCTTTATGAGTATGGAGTTGCTTATTTCGGAAGAAATACAAATTTTTCAACATTTGGGTCTGGAAGCTCTGTTGTTTGTCATTTTTCTGCTACCAACAACATTCCGATGAATGTTTACATTTGTCGCGCGTCGAAGAATTCTCTAAATTTTTCAAACAATCCATCTTTTACTTCCTTGACTGGAAGCAGAAATGAGATTACGACATCAGAGTCGAAAGTTTTCGTAACAGGAGTAGGTTTGTATGACGAGAATTTTGAGTTGGTTGGTGTTGCTAAATTGGCTAATCCAATTGTTCTTAATGAGTCGATTGAATATCGTCTCAAGCTAAATTTTTGAGAAAGAAATGCTTTTATCACTAGACATTAGTACGAGTTGCACTGGTTGGGCTGTTTTTGATAATTCCAAACTTGTTAAAGCTGGAGCAATTGAAACTTCTAGCGATGATTTTGATTCATTTTTCTCGAAGATGACTCACGTCATCGACTCAATAAAGAAAATTTGCAAAGATAACAACTTTGATATCAAGTTTATCGCAGTAGAATCTGCGTTGAAGAAGTTCACACCAGGAAGGTCTAGCTCTGACGTTATTGCGAAATTGGTTGGATTCAATTTTTGTTTAACCTATCATCTTACAACACATTTCGGAGCAAAGAATCTATATTTTGATGTAAAGAGTGCTAGGGCTTTCTGTGGAATAAAAGTTCCAAAAAAGAAGGATGCAAAGATCTTTGTCTACAACTATGTCAAAGCGAGATATCCTGAACTAGATTGGCAATTCAAGAAAGTTACGGCTAAAACCAATAAGGACTTAGCTCCTGTCAAGTCTTGGTGTGTTGACATGTCTGATGCTATAGTAATTGGTCTAGCTGCTATTCCAAAGGTGGCGCAGAACCATTCAGACGTGCTATAACGCTGCGTGCACGAAGAAAAAATTGGTATCCTGAGAGAGATGTTCCCCGATTCGGTCCTTCGCAAAGGCGGGACGGAATTTGTTTGTAGGTGCCCATCTAAGTCATGCAAAGCTGATCCTAGATATTTCGCAAAGAAGAAGCTAGAGATCAACCTGTCTGGAGACTATTTCGCATGTTGGAGATGCCACTATAGAGGGCATATGATTCAGTTGTTGCGTGCACATGCAACGCCAGTACAGAAAGCTCGGTACTCAAAACTGATTGGATTGAAGGTTGATTCTACAGAAGAAGTTCAAGGTTTCGTGCTGCCAGATGAATACAAATTTGTTCTTGATGATTTCAGAACAAACAATACAGCAAAGAGAATCTACGAATGGCTTTCGGGACAGGGAATTTCTGATGATTCTATTCTTCAAAATAGAGTAGGATACGTAGAAGACGGTGAATTGTCCAACAGAGTTCTTTTTCCGTCTTACGACAAAGAATGCGAGCTGAATTATTTTGTTACTAGACACATCTGGTTAAAGAATCAATACAGATGGTTGAAGTGTTCAAGGAGTTCGAAAGGAAATATTTGGAATGAACATTTAATTGACTGGAATCGACCAATTATTTTGACAGAATCCGTTAAGACGTATTTGAAGTTTTTCGACCAAGATAAAAATATCGTAACAAACAATGGCTCTGGGTTGAATAAAAATTATAAACTCTTTGCCAGTATTCTTATGGAGTGCGATCAAGACATCATAATCGCTTTCGATCCCGACGCTAAAGGAGAAGCTCTCACTTTGAGTGAAGAACTTTCAAGATTTGGCTGCATTCCAAAGATTGCGACTTTTGATAAACAACCAGACGAACTGTCTTTCTGTGAATTCCAGGAAGCGATAAAATCAGCAAAACAGTTCAGCAAATTCGACAGTTTGAAGCACAGGATCTCACAAATATGAAAAAGATTAAGATTGCTCATTTGGCAGATGTTCACGTTCGTCCTCATCAATATCTTGATGAGATGCAATTCACGTTCGATAAATTTTTTGAGTCAATTACGGCAGAGAACGTCGATCTTGTTGTTATTTGTGGAGATTTTTTCCACTCTAAGCTAACGGTTTCGTCTGAATACTTCGATGTTGCATATTCATTTTTCCGTAAACTTGGAGATAATTTCAGATCTATCATCATTCCAGGAAACCATGATTCCGCACTTACGAATCAAGGAAAGATGGACTCAATTAGTCCTATCGTGTCGGCTGTAAATCGTGATGCAAAATACACAATTCAATATCACAAGAAGAGCGGAACTTTCTCTGTCGAGAATTGTGATTTCATTAATTTCCACCACTTCTCAATTCTTGAAAATAAGACTGAATGGCCGAAGTCTAGTTCGCTCGATCAGAACAAAATCAACATCGCTCTTTATCATGGAGCAATCAATAATTGCATTGTTGACAACGGCTGGACATCGAGAGGAAACAGAGACGACATTACCATCTTTAGTGGATTTGATTTTGGATTTCTCGGAGATATTCACAAAGCTCAATATCTGGACAAAGAGGAGACTATTGCTTATCCTGGCTCTTTGAGGCAAAATAATTTCGGAGAAGATATCAACAAGGGATATCTCGTTTGGGAAATTGAAGAATCTGGAGGCTTCTCTTCTAGAAGAGTTATCTTGGATCAGAAGAGATATTTCTTTACGTTCACAATTGATTCTGTTCAAGAACTCGGAAAGTTAATTTCTGAAAATGATAATCTTCCTAGTGGTTGCAGATGGAGAATCAAGTCAACAAAAAATCTTGATATTACTGACGAGATCTTGATCAAAGAAGAAATAATCAAGAAGTATTCACCAACTGGAGATATCCAGTTCATGCCGCCAGAAGACGAGCCTCTTTCTAACGCTTCAATCAAGGTTGGAAATTTGGATATTCTTCACGATAATATTCGAGATTCGGAAGTTCAAAAGCAACTTATTGAAGAATATTTCAACAAGAAAGAACTCGATCAAGCATTAATCGACGAAATCGTAGCCTTGGACAAGGTCTATCATTCGCACGTTGATACAGATGTTTTACGAGACGTGATTTACAATCCGAAGACTTTGAAGTGGGATAATTTTCTGTCATATGGAAAAGGAAACTCGATCAACTTTGATAAGCTGAATGGTTTAGTTGGTGTCTTCGGAGCGAATGGGACTGGAAAGAGTTCTATTTTTGACGTGCTTTTCTTTCCGCTGTTCAACTCGATCTATCGCGAGGGCGCCAACAAAAACGGTGACTATGTCAATCGCAAATGCAAGAGGTCATCAGTTTCGTTAGAGGTGGAATTGAATCAATCAAGATTCGTAGTCGAGCGAGAGATAAAGAAGACTTGGACAGACGGAAAACCAGAACCTAAAGTCGAAAATTTGGTTGATTTTTGCAAGCTTCCAAAGTCTGATGCGAATTCTCTCAATGGAGAAACTGGCCCAGACACAAACAAGTTCATTCGAGATATTTTTGGCTCAAAAGAGGATGCAGAAATGCTTTCTCATTGCAGCCAATTTGGATTGATGTCTTTCGTTGACGCAAAGGGTACGAAACGCAAAGAAGTTCTTTCTAAGTTTTTTGATCTAGGGGTGTTTGACACAAAGTTTGAATTGGCTTCCAAGGACTACAAAGAGATCAAGATGAAGCTGAAGGATTGCAACCGAGACACTCTTCTGGCCTCTAAAGCCAAGTACGAAGAGATTGTTTCTAAATCCTCTGATGACAAGAAGGTATTTGAAGAAGATATTGTTTACGCAAAGAAAGAATTGGCGGAACTTGATGATTGTATCCTATCGCTTACGAAAGACCTTGTAAAGATTCCCTCTTTTGGAAACTCTGATCATCAGAAAGACATTGAGAAGCTTCAATCAACAGTTGATTCCCTGACTGCGAAGGTTGATTCTCTCAGAGAATTTTCTTTGCGCCACGAAGAGTTGGAGGAATTGAAAGAACTTGAAAGAATCATTTATGGTTACAAGCAAAGCCTTCCAATTCTTGAGAAGCAATCAAAGCTAATAGACGGAGTTCCAAACGTTCCAGAATGTCGAACTTGTCCTTTGGTTGGAAATTCCTATGCTGCATTGGAACAGGTTCGAACTTTGTCTAAACGAACCTCTGAGTCAGAAGAGGTTCTTTCGAGGCTTGCCAAAGCAAAAGAATTTGATCGTCTTTCTTTGGAACTTGACAAACAAAAAGCTTTTCTTCAAATCAAGCAAGCAAGCTTTGATGCTTATCTTCAGAACGTTTCGAAAATCAAGAAAAACGAAGAGATAGAAGTTCTGTTAGGAGACCTGCAAGAGAGAAAGTCCAAAGTGAAAAAGAGACAAGAATTTTCCGAGTCTAAGTTCATTGCCTTAGTAGCAGAAGAGGCTGGAGCAAAGATGAAGCTAGAATTTGCTTCTGAGAAACTTCTCATGGAAGAAGGTTTGTCCGCCAAGGAAAAAATTTACTCTCTCTATCTTGACGCAATGAGCAAGAACGGAATTTCCTATTGGATCATTTCGAAGAAGCTAACATTGATCAACAAGTTGGTTAATCAAATTTTGTCCCAGGCAGTGTCGTTCAAGTTCTCTATCGAAGAAAACGAAGAAGAGAAAAGTCTCAAAGTTTTCATCATTGACACAGACAAAGGAAAGCGGCCGATCGAGTTGGCAAGCGGCGGAGAGAAGACTTTGATTGCATTGTCGTTTCGTGCAGCTTTGTGGAAAGTGTGTCTCTTGCCGAAGATGCCCATACTTATTCTTGACGAAAGTCTGGTTTTCCTAGATGCAGAAAGGTATGATAGCGCAATCAAGTTGATCAAGTACCTTTTGACTGATTATTTCGACAAGATCTTCATCGTAACCCATAATGAAGAAATCAAGAGAGTCGTTGACGACTCGATCTATATCAGTAGACACAAAGACTTTTCTTACGTTGAGGTAAAGTAAAGTGATCGTTACTAAAGAGTTGATTTTTTCTTTTTTCAGAAAGCACTGGCCGGTGCTTGTGATAATTTTCTTGATTTTTGTTTCTGGAGTTCTTTGGTGGCGCATGGACAAAATCAGAGAGAATTATGAACAACAAGAATCCGCCCTACAGAACAGGATTGCAGAACTATCAAGTGTCGTAAGAGAGAATGATAGTACATGGAGCAGGCTAGCAAAGGTACAGACGACTGAATCTGTTCGGATAATTGACGAACTCCGAGCTAGAAACTCGGAGTTGTCTTCGTTAGTAGAATCAAGAAATGAAAACATTTTGCAGCTAACAACGGTTGTTGGAAGATTGAGAAATGTCGCAATCCGGCCAACCCAAAATGAAATTACGCAAACAATTGAGCCACAAACAACAACGTCACAAGAAAGAATCAGAGTGGCCTTTGATTCTACACACATGGATTTCATGAGAGTGAGAGGATTCTCCCTTACCAATCCGGCAGAAGTTAGTTTAGATGTAGAATTTGTCAGGCCAATCAATTTTACGGTTGTGACAACTCAATCCGAAGATAGAAGTTGGAGAACGTATATTCAATCTGACGTAGAAGGTCTTGAGATAGGAGAGATTCAAAGCACCGTAAACCCTCGATTGATCGCTCCAAATGCCCACAGAATCGAACAGGATATAACAGTTGGATTATCTGCCATCGTTGGAGTCAGAGGCGATTCTGGAGCCGCCTCGTTAGATGTTGGATATGACTTTGGTGCTTTAGAAATCAGTCTTGCCGGAGGAGTAATTTTCTCTGGTTCGGCTGATTTTGCCGTTGGTGGAAGAGTGGAAGTTTCTCCGTTTGATATTTGAGAGGAAAAATGAAAAAGCTACTTGAAACAAAAGAAAGAGATGATGGAATTTGGGATAAATTTGAATTTGAACCAAATGGTCCTCCGGTATGGATCAAGAGGGAGGAAGATTGGAAGCAAGCATTACGCATGCCGGTTTCTTGTCGGGCATGTGGAGCCCTTCATATGAACATTGACACTTCTTCTTTCTTCAGATATGGAGTATGCAAACAGTGCGAAGTGTTCTATTTGGAAGGCAGAGATATTTCCAATTTGAAGACAAATGAGGAAAGGGTTGAATTCTGCAAAGCTGGAATTGCCGAAAAAATGAACAGAAAGAGAGAATGAATGTAGTTAGTTGAGGAGAATTTTAGCAGATGAAACCCAAATTTACCGCAGGTAAAGAAAAAAAGCAGTCCAAAGCTGAGGCATCGTATGATTTTTACGCAGATGTTCAGACTGTAATCTATCAGATCGTTAGTGATTTGAAAGAGAAGAGTAATGATGAACTTCGCGTAAACACTCAAACGTCCTGGAAGGACTTGCAGTGGTGCAATGCTAAAATGTCTGGCAAGAAATTGATGATCTCTATTGAGAAGAAGGATGGTTCTTTGCGAATGCCTCGCAAGTCTGTTGTCGAGCTGCAAAAAGAACTTGCAAACACTCGCAAAGAACTGGACAGATTCGAGACTGCTCTTCGTAGCGAATTTCGGAAACGTACAGGAAAGGCTCTCACTTGGGTTAATCCAGAAACGAAGGGAGACTTTCAGATGATTGCTCATAATGGTTTGCATCTGTTTGTCGTAAAAAAGTTCGGAGATATCAAGACAACTCTTCCTGGACAAAAATTTGACGACGAATGACTAAGCACCAACCGAGACTTCCGAAGTCCGAGATAATCAAAGAAATCATTGCTTGCTCAGATGATCCAATCTACTTCATTTCGAAGTATTGCAAAACCCAGCATCAAGTTAGGGGATTGGTTCCTTTTGCTCTTTATGATTATCAAAAAGAAGCAATAAAAGCATATCTGGCAAACAGATTCGTAATTTGCAATAAAGCCCGTCAGCTAGGGTATACCTCGCTTACGTCCGCTTTCGTTGCTTGGTTAATTTTATTCCACAAAGATAAGAAAGTTCTTTGCGTATCAATTAACGCTGTCGTTTCGAAGGAAATCATTGAGAAAATTGGCGTCATTCTGAATAATATCCCAGAATGGATGTATCTTGCTGATTTCACGACAAATTCAAAACACAAGATAGCTCTGTCGAACGGAAGTGCGGTTGAGTCCGTTGCACGTTCAGATCATGCGGGTCGTGGTAGAGCTTTGTCTCTTTTGGTTATCGACGAAGCCGCCATCATCAGCAAAATGGATGAGCTATGGAAGTCACTGAAATCCACGGTTTCAACTGGTGGTAAAATCATTGCCATGTCAACTCCGAAAGGAATTGGTAACTGGTTTCATAAGACTTACAGCGAAGCTAGGATGGGGGTAAATAACTGGTTTCCAATTCTGACCAACTGGTGGGAATGTCCAGATTACGCAGAGGATATCGAAGACGATCCGAACACGCCTGGCGGAAAAACCTCTACATGGTTTAGAAACTTCGTGAAGGATATGACTCCTCTTCAGATTCGACAAGAGCTTCTCACGGAGTTCTTGGAGACTGGAGATACATACTTTGATTCTGCGACACTGAAGCATTGCGACTCTCAACAGAGAAAACCAATTAGAATTGAGGGCGCAAACAAAGAATTGTGGGTTTGGTCCGAGCCACAGCCAGGACATACATATTTGATCAGTGCAGACTGTGCAACTGGTGCTGGTGAAGATTTTTCTACGGCACACGTTATCGATCTTAGAACGCTAGAAGTTGCTGCTGAGTACAGAGCTAAAGTTTTCCCAGACTTATTCGCAGATTATCTCATGGAGCTAGGAAAGAGATACAACGAGGCATGGCTGGCGCCCGAGTCTGCAAATATAGGCTCTGTTACTTGTTTCAACATAAAGAATGCTGGATACAAGAATCTTGTATTCCTGGACAAAGATTTCAAATTGATAGATCGTTGGCAGGCAGAAAACAAAGGAGTGCTTCCTGGTATCCCTTCCGATGTTAGAAATCGGAATGCGATGGTCGCCAAAGTAGAAGAAAATCTTCGAAAGCAGTTCATTAAAGTTTATTCTTCTCGCCTTCTTTTCGAGATGCACACTTTTGCGCTTATTAACGGAAAAGCTCAAGCTTCCAAGAATTGCCATGACGATTTGATTATGGCCTTAGCCATCGGATGCTGGTTGATAGATATCATCCCTCAATTTGGCGCAAAGTATAATCAAGTTGACAATTTGTTTGCTCATATTAAAGTAAGCACTACAACTTACAACAATCAGAAAATGACTGCTGCTCAAAAAGCTCACGAATTGAGACAGAAGCTAGAAAGACAAGGTCACACATATGCAAGTTTTGACAAATTTCCTAGCATCTTCAGAAGGTAAACAATGCCGCCAACAAACAAAGAATCCGCCATCGAAAAACAGCTTGGAGATGATTCTCCTTTAAAAAAGCTGATCAAGATTTTCAGAACGAATACTGTAGTCAAGCATCATTTTCAAGGAAACGGAAGCAAGAAGCCAGTTGGCGTTGCTTCTATGTTTTTCAAAGATACTCTGGCTTGGAATTCAAACGTTGTTCCTGGATATACAGCTTACGAGAGGTTTTCGAGATATTCAGACTATTGCCTAACGGGCGATACAAAGATCGCCAGTACAAACGAGTCTGGATGGATCTACCTGAAAGACATTGTTGAGAATTTCAACAGTGGGAAAATTTTTCATGTATTCGCCATCGATCCAAAGACAAACAAAGTTGTAGTTTCTCCCGTTTCTGCTGCAAGGAAAACGAAAGATGCAGAGATTTGGGAAGTTCTTTTGGATAACGGAGAAATCATCCGAGGAACCAACGATCATAGAATCATGATGAGAGACGGAAGCTACAAACAGATCGACCAGCTTGTCGAGTCGGATGCTTTGATGCCATTCGTCAGAAGGGAGTATGATCAACGAGGCGATGGAAAGACTCGTGGGTATTACAGAAAGATCAAAAATGTTGACGGTACATCTAGGTCGGAACATGTTCTGGCTGCTGAAAATTACTTCAACACAAAGATTTCTGGAAATTATCATCAACTTGTTGTTCACCATAAAAATTTCAAAAGAAATGATAACGGAATCGAAAATCTTGAAATTATGACTTCTGAAAATCACAACAAGCTACATTGTGATTTGAATAATAGAAGATTCTCAATCCCAGAAAACAGAGAAAAGCAGTCAAGTATAGCGAAATCTCGATGGAGTTCTGATGGAGATTTGAGACTGAATCTTTCTATTATGCTCAGGAAGAGAAAGAAAACTCAAGGTTGGAAAGATTCATGTCAAAGATTGGTTGACATGAACAAGAGCGATAATCATCCTGCAAAGAAATTTGACATTCAAAAAATGTATAATTCTTACAGAAAAGAAGATTCGATGGTTGGGCTCGCTTCAAAGATCAATCTGAGTCCGCAAACAATTACAAGAAATCTCAAAAAGAACGGATATTCTTCCTGGAAAGAGTTCAAGGAAAAATATACGAACCATAAGGTCGTCTCTGTAACTAAGACAAATATAATCGAGGCAGTTTACGATATTACAGTTGACAATCATCACAACTTCGCCATTCATAATGCTTGCTTTGTTCATAATTGCGAAATGATCGCATATCCCGTTCTCGGAAAAGCTCTTCAGATCTATGCTGATGAGTCTACCCAAAAAGACGAAGACGGAAACATCGTAAAAGCTACATCTGAGTCAAAAATTGTAGAAGATCTTCTCCAAGATCTTTTCGATAATACGCTTCAATTGAACGGCAAGCGAATCTACAAGATTGCAAGAGATTTATGCAAGTACGGAGACAGAGTCGACTTGATCGATATTACGACAGATAATGGTGTCGTAAATCTGATCCAAATGCCTGTAAACGAAGTAGAGAGAGAGGAAGGTTTCGACAAGAACGAACCTCAAGCCGTTCGCTACAAGTGGAATACTAGAAATTCAAATCAAGAAATTCCAAATGCGTTCGTTTGTCATTTTCGATTGGACGGAGATGATCTTTTTCACCCTTGGGGACAAAGCATTCTTGAAGCCGCCAGAAGACCCTGGAGACAACTAATTCTTCTTGAGGATGCGATGATGGTTTATCGCATTACTCGAAGCGCAGAGAGACGAGCCTACTATTTCGACGTTCAGGGCATTGCCCCCGACAACGTCGAAGAGGCAATGAATAACGTCAATATTCAGTTGAAGAAAAAGAAGGTTGTGAATGAAGAGGGAAAGATTGATCTTCGTTATGGCGCAACTCTCGACATGTCCGAAGATTATATTATCCCTGTTCGTGGAAATGATTCAGGGACGAGAATTGAAACTCTTCCTGGTGGACAAAATATTGGCGATATCGAAGATATCGAATTCATTCAAAAGAATCTTTTTGCAGCTCTTGGTATTCCAAAGGCTTTCTTGACGTACGATGAAGGAATTGGAGCCAAGCAGGTTCTAACGATGGAAGACGTCCGTTTCGCAAGAACGATTGCGAAAGTGCAAGAAGCAATCATTGCCGAACTTGTCAAGGTTGCAATGATCCATTTGTATATCAAAGGTATTCGTGGAAAGGATTTGATTTCTTTCAAGATCAAGATGACCAATCCTTCTACTGTTGCAGAGATGCAGAAGAATGAACTTTGGCGTGGCCGAATGGATTTGGTTCAAGCTGCTGGCCAAGGCGTTTTTGATACAACCTTCATTTACAAACATTTCTTGAAATTGTCTGATGATGCGATTGATACGATTCGCAAGGGACAAATTCAGGACAAGATCTTCCAGGCTAAACTTTTGGCTCTTGAGAATTCGGGCGGCGGTCTTGCTGGTGGCGCGATGGGCGGAATGGGCGGCGGAATGCCAGGAATGGGCGGAGGAATGCCCGGAATGGACGCAATGGGCGGCATGCCAGGAATGCCACCTCTTGGTGGAGCACCAGGCGGAGCGCCTCCCAATGTATCAGGAATGCCAACAATGCCAGAAGGATTCAATCCAGAAGTCGCTTCGAACGGAATTACCGGAGGCGGAAAAGATCTTACTCGAAGAAGTGCGAACGAAAGAGTTTTGACTGCACGCGGTGGAGACGAATCAAACATCAACACTTTCGAAGATATTGGCTCTGATATTCAAAGTGATCTTGGACTTGATACAATGAAGCGAAACGTGACTTCTCCAATGGGCACGAATGAAGCTCTTGATTATTTCTTGAAGTCTGTGTATGGAACTTCTAGAAAATTAAACGAAGATCAAAACTACACTGTTGGCGGCCCCCATAATATTGACCACAAGAGGATGCTAAATTATCTTCAAGAGAATTTTGGCGACAAGGAGAAGACGATTATCCAGGAAGAGGTTCAAAGCTCTTTTGATGAAGAATTCTCGAAATATGAAGGAAAAATAAAGACCGTACTTTGATCTGGAAATATATATCTTTGTCTTGTCGAAAAGAGGAACAATCCTAGATGGCGCTTAAACATAATAAGAAGAAGAATTCTCTGATCGTTTACGAGCAGATGCTCACACTCGCCGCACGCTTGGCGGCGAACAAAAAGACTGATGAATTCGACTTCATACTAGAAGTCATCAAATCTTCTTTTGGGCCAAACAAAGCAATTGGCAAAGAGAAGCGAATCTTTCAAAGTATAACAGAATCTACACTACTGAAAGATTCGGATGCAGAAAACCTAATTGCCGAATGTCTAAAAGAGTATTCTCTTATTGATCAAGAAAAACTGGAACTTGAAAAGGTTTCACTAATCAACAGAATCTCTAAACAAATTGGTGAGGGTCTTTTTAGTATTCCGGTTAAGGATTACAAACTTTTTGCATCTACGCAGATTTTTTTCAATGAAAATATCAACGGATTCAAGAATTCTGAACCTCTGGAAAGACTAAAGCTAAAAAAGGTTTTGAAAGAAAACTTGGCATTTGTTGAGCCAAAAGAAGACAATACTAAAATCGACAATGTCACGTACAAGATTTTAGTGAACAGCTTCAATAAAAAGTATGGCCCATCGATCAACGAGAATCAGAGAGAGATTTTGAAGGCATGGACCAAATCTCTGATCACTGAAGATAAATCAGAAGTAAAGAATGTTCTTTCTGAAAAAATTGAGATTGTAAAACGAGAAGTTTCTCGGGCTCTCAATGTTAAATCAAAAAAAGTGACTGACTACTACGAACTTCTCGTCGAGGCAAAGCAAGTGCTAGGACAAAAAGTAGTCGAAGACAGTGTCATTACTGAAGATTTTGTTTACGAAGTGATGAGGTTTTGTGATCTTGTCGAGGATCTTAAAGAATGAAAAGCAAGAAAATTGAAGAAGCTTCTGTTACCGCCGCCGTAACTGGATTTTTGGGTGATTTGAAGTCTGCCGCCAGCAAGAAAAACTTGGACGAGAAGTTTAATATCTTCTTTTCTAACATCATCAAAGAAGCAAAGCTTCACGATGAATCGGATTCTAATGACAGAGAGTCCGTGGATTTTGACACTCGAAATCCGAGACCGAAGTCTGATAAAGACGAAAACGAGACGGCCGGAGTTTCAGTTCGAAAGCCAGAGAAAGAGAAGCAGAGCCTTAATCGAGCGATGGTTTCTACTGAGGAGATGAATGCAAAAATCAGAAGCTTGCTTCTTTCGAAGATGTCTTCTGATGATGCTTTCAAGACCGAGTACGAAGGGCTTCTTTCTCGTTTCAAGAAAGATCCAAACGATGAACAAGCAGAGGATGCTCTAAGAAAAATTCGACAAGACTTAGCTTCTGAAGTTAAAGCTCGTTCGAATGTTGTTGTTCCTCGTTCTGCTGCCTCTGCCGCTTCGTCGGAAGAGAAAGTTAAAACCTTGGTCTCGAAGATCTTCAATAAAGTTCTTCAGAGTGCGGCAGAAGGAAAAGCTCCATCTCAAGAGATGGTTTCTTTCGCACGAGACATTTTGAATATTGATCTTCGACCTTCGCAGAAAGTATTTCAAAGTTTTCAAAAACTTGCAAAATCTGGAGTCGCAACTGTTTCGGATGAAGATGTTTCTAAATTTGTCGAAAAAGCGATGGCAAATCCCAATTCCAAGCTTGAAGAGTTTGCAAAAACTCGTCTTGGCGGATATCCGTCCAAGATTGTCGACAAAGTCGAAGATGTTGCAAATAAAGAAAACGTGCCTGGTGAAGCAGATGGTGGCATCGGTGGCCAGATCAAGAAATTGATGATTGCCGATCCAGAGTATGTCAAGCAACGGCAGATTCTCCAGCGTTCCGCTGCATCGGGAGATCGCAAAGCTCAACATGAACTAACAAAGCTGAATGCAGACTTTGAGAAGAATCTAATTCCTCAACTGAAAGACGTAATCGTTGGTCGAGCCAATTCTTCTAACACAAGTGTTGGAAATGCAATTCAACATCTTCCAGTTGAACTTGCTACTAAGCTTTACAATTATTTCTCGAAAAATCAGAAGGAAGTTGAGCGTGCACAAGACGAAGAGAGAAAGCCGCTACTTGGATCTCAAAGTAAGTTTGACGCTCCAGGAAGGCCGAACCTTTCCTTTGACCCCAACGCTGAAGAACGAGACGAAGAGGATGAAGACTCAATTTTGAACAAGCCTGAGAAGACGAGGATTTCTCGTGAATTCAAGGGAAGCAAAGACAAATTTGAGAGAGATGTAAGAACAAAAGTCAAGTCGAGAATGGGTTCGATGCTTTCTGACGATGACGATGAAGAAGAAGATCTTCCTGGCGGACCAGATTATCAGATAGATCCTGATTATCTTCCAAGAGCGAAGGACGTTTGGAAGAGATTTATCGATCCAGATTCTACAGATAAGAAATCAATTTCGAGACAATTGATTGATACTCTTTCTAAGAATTTGTCGAAGGGTGACACAAACTTTGCGGCCATTCACAGAAAAGCGGCTCAACAGGCCAGGGCAGCTTTGGATGATGCTGAATCTGATCATTATGATGTACTTCGCAAGTTGGGAGAAATCAAATCTTTTGAGGCACAGAGGGGCGGCCTGCGCCCCGATCAGGCAAAACAAAAAGAGCAGTTGATCAGCAAAGCTAGAGAGCTTAATACGCAGCTATCAAAACTTCGAGAAGAAAGCAAGAAAGCTGAAATTGAATTGAAATTGGTTGCAAAGAATCCGATCACCAGAAATGTGCCAAATCCTCAGATTTCGAAGCCTCCAATGAGTCCTCAAGATGTTTCGAGACTGCTCAGAAAGATGGTATCTAGAGATAAAACTGTTCTTCCTGGAACTCAAGGAGATGTGAACGGATTCAAGAGTCTAGAAGACATGCAAGATTTGTCTGATGAGGAAAGGTTAGCTGCGAGAAAAATCTTGTATATGATTGGGCCAGATCGTCTAAAATACGAAAAGCCAGGAACGAAAGCTCTAGCAGCATCCGATTTGTCAGCTTCTAGATTTTTAGAACCAGCTATTGACGACTACTCCAAAGAAAAAGCGGAAAACGAGCTTCTGAATACTCCAGAAGAGAAACGAGAGTTCGAAGAACGTAGAAGAAGAAATAAAGAGCGTCTTGACGCACAAAGCAAATCCCCAAAATCTTCGATGTTTTCCCCAGAGGAAGCGGAGCGAGAAGAGGAAGAGTCTATCAAGAGGAAATCAGATCTTGCAGATAAGACAAAATCTCGACTTGCAGATTTGAAAGACGAAAAGAAAAAGCATGTCGATGCTATTGGTGGTAATCCGAAAGATTTGCTAGCAAAGAATCAAGAAGAGGTGGACTCTGTTGATGATTCAGACAAAAATGACGAACTTGCATCTTTCAAGAAACATGTAGCAAGA